GGCTCCCACCACTGCATCACAAATGTCGCTTTGGGCCTACTCCACAGGCGGCAGCGCTAACGGGGTTTGGATAAGGCCGATCGACTTTTTACCTCTTGACACCGGCACCCACGGGTGGGCGGTCGTGGCCAACTCCCAAAGCCGTTATCAGAACGTTTGGATGCCCTGCCCGGGTAATAAAGAGATCCGGTACAAGTGTGAGAGTTCCAGCTGTTCAACCTATCTTATTATACTTGGTTGGAGGGAAACGCTATGACGCGCCAAGTGAAATATGAATTGGCATCGAAACGCGTGCTGTCGGCGGGCAATTGCGACTTTGAGAACGATGGAACGTTTGATCCGACGTTGCATGGAATCGTTGAAAACGAGGTGTTTATCTTCGAGCCATCCTGCCGAACCACGGATACCGGTGCGGAAGTGTTTTGGTACTACGATGAAGAGAACGACACGTTTACCGCGACGGCGCCTTGAGAACCGTCACATCAATAATTGTCCATCACACCGCAACCGACCCAACCTGGACGCTCGAAAAGATACGAGCCTTCCACAAGACCAAGTGGTCCGAGATCGGCTATCACTACGTCATAGAGCGCGATCCGCTTTTGCTACGTGTCGGAAGGCGCAGCGCCCGCGCAGGGGCGCACTGCAAGGGAGCCAACGGAAACAGCCTTGGGATCGTGATCGTGGGTAATTTTGTGGAAGAGACACTGGATCGGCTAACGCTGTGCTTTGCAGCTCAAGCGGTCGCGGATCTGTGCGTGAGTTACGGGCTTGCCTCTTCGGATGTATACGGACACAACCACGCGCCGGGGGGCACAACCGCCACGGTTTGCCCCGGCTTTTCGATGGACGATCTGCGGGCGCGTGTCTCGGAAATATTAAGCAAAGGGTGAATCATGAATCTCGTTGGTAAAGGTGTGGAGCTGCTTTTTGGTTCTCAATCTCGGCTATCATACCGAAGGCTCACGGTGTGGACGGTTGCAACGATTGCGATGCTTGCCGATCTCGGCTTGACTCCGGACGGGTGGGTAACAATCTCGCTTTGTTACATTGGCGGCGACGTGTTGACCAGTGCCGTAGGAAAATGGCGGGCGGGGTCCGGTGCCTGATTTAGAGGTGTTGGACGGGGCGATTCTTCTGATTGCCGCTTTGCTTGTGGCGTGCATGGCGGCTATCCGCGCATTGTCCAAGCCCAAGGCAACCAAGCCCAAGCCCAAGCCAGAACCCCCCCGCTCCAAGTCAGCGGAGGTAGCCGTTCAGATCATCACAGACCAAGCCAAAAAGGACCAGGCCAAGATCAACGCAGCGAGCGCCGATGGTGACAAGCTGGCCGATCTGTTGAACGACCGAAGGCGCAAGCGGTGATTGTTCTGTTCCTGGGCGTGGCGTTTGGTCTGGAACCACCGGCGCGGCCCCTGCCTGCCCCTGTGGTCGAGGGTGAGTGCTCACGCGCCCGCTCGGTAGGACCGGGGGATAGCGTGCCCTGTGCCGGGCTTCTGATCGGTTTGTCGGATAGCGCGGATCTCTTGGCTACAGAGGTATGGGCACAGCAGATCGCAGACCTGTACCGAATCACCACCACCGAACAACAACATGAGATCGATTTGTGCGCTTGGCAGGTTGAGCACCTTGAGGCGGAGTTGGTTGCAGCGTCCGCCCCGGTGCCATTTTTGGAACGACCTTCGACCGTGTTAGGCGTTGGGGTGGTTGCGGGTGTTATCATAGTGCTGGGCAGCGGATACGCGCTGCAAATGGTTCAAGATTAGTGGGGGGCAAGATGTCAGGTGCAACAACGATGCAACAGGTGGTTATTCCGGGGCTTCTATCGGCGGCCATATTGGCCGGGGCGGGGTTTTTCGTCAGCGCCAAAGCCGAGATCGCTGTGTTGCAGACTGAGATCGAGCAACTGCGCACCGATACACAACGGATCGGCGATGGCGTCGAGGCCATCATGGGCGAAATCGCCCGAATCCACCCACGGACGAATTGATGTGGGGGCTGTTGTTGTTGTTGGTCGCGTTTGGCGATGAGCCCGCGACGACGGCCAAAACGGCAGAACCGGTAACAGCGCAAGCCCTGACCGACGCGACACCGGCCCAAATCGCCGACCAGTTAAGCGCCATTTTGTCCATGTTGCAGGCCATCCCCACCGACACGACGGCAGATGACGTCACGGCATCGGTTGAGGTTGTGAAAGCGGATACAAAAACAGTGGAAGAAAAAGCGAAATAAGCCCGCGCCCCGTTCTGATTCGATGGAATGGTGGGGCCGTGTGCATTTTATTCGACCGCAAAAACACGCCACATGGCATCGGGTGGGCTGTTTCGGTGGTTTGTTTTCGATTGGGTGTGTTTTCTTTCCCCAATGTAACCATATTCGGTTACTCTTTAGACATGGAAACCAACCAACCAACCACCACCAAACGAATCGCCACCCTGGCCTTGATTCTTTCCTTGGTCATCATGGGCAACGCAGCCCGACCAACCAGAATCGAAACCGGCGTGACTTCAGAGGAAACAGCATGACCAACCAACCAACCGGAAACAGCATGAAACCAATCACCCTCATCATAAAAGCCTCAACCTTCAACCCATACTCCAAAAGCCAATGGAACGCCGATGTGCATTGCGATATTTGCGGGCGCGGAATCGCCAACCGGGAAAACGCGCAGGTCGTGGTTTGCGACCCCGCCGCCGAGAATGGTGCCGTTACGTTCCAGCCGATCCCGATGAACCAGATGGGGCGTGATTCAGTGGAGTGGGGAAGCTTCATTGGTAACCATTGCGCCAAGCTTCTGCCCAAGACCCACAAGATCAGCCAACGCCGGGTCATGACAGCATGGATCAAGAACGGTTGCCCATAACCACCACCGGGGCCGCAAGGCCCAACCAACCAACCAACCGGAAACAGCATGAAAGACCCGTTCACATATAAGCAACTTGGAAACAAGTGGGACCGAGAGCATTTCAGCCCGTCATATCAGGCGTTTTTGGGTGACGCTGCGCTGGGCGTAATCAGTCGCACGGGCGGTCGATGGGATGACGGCCCACACACCTATTTCTTGCGCGGCCATGACGACCAATTCGACAACGGAAACCGCTACCAGTCGCGGCGGGCGGCGGCGGAGGCGCTGCGAGCATTTCAAAACATCCAAGGCCCCACAACCAACCAACCGGAAACACCATGACCAGCCCCAACGCCCTACTCGATGATCAAGTATACGCAGCGGCCACATCAATCGGGCCGGGAACGGTGCGAGGCGCCATCGTTTGGGACTTGTGGTATGACGGGATCATGGCGACACCGCGACAGGTAGGCGCCGCCCTGCAACGGCTTCAGCGCAAAGGATTGATGTTCAACCACGACGCGCACGGCTCGCTGGCGATCTGGGATAACGACATTCGATGCCGATATTGGAGCGGCCGACCGGCAATCGATGAAATGTATGGCGCGCCAGCCGTCGACGAATGGATTGCCCAACAATGAAAACCCACCGGGGCCGTGTGCGTTTCATAAACACGCTTTTTGACGGTGTTTGGGCTGTTTTGACGGTTTATTTTCGTTTTCTGCTGTTTTATTGATGTTTTCGCTATCAATAGTAACCGAAAGTGATTACACTTCAGAGAGTGAAAGGGAGAACACAACATGACCAACCAACCAACCGAAAACATCCTGGCCATCACCGCATCGTTCGAGAATTTCGACAAGTGGGAAACATACGGAACATGCTTCAAGGCGATCACGAGCGGCACCGCCACACTCGCCCAGATTCAAACCATCGCGTTTGACATCTGCAAGATCGACCCCGGCGTCATCCAAATGCGAATGGTCGATTTTGTCAAAATGGGTCCGCAGACACCGGCCAACAATCGCCTGATTGTCGCCCTCGGCGGCGAAGTATAGAACACCACCGGGGCCGAAAGGCCCCACAACCAACCAACCAACCAACGGAAACACCATGAAATATCCAGTAACCGACGAAATGAGACGAAAGGCCCGCCGAGCATCAGGGATCGCCCGGTTTGAAAGGGAGTGCAAATGTGTAGAATTTGAGGGCCGCCGCCGCAAAGCGTACAGGGTGCCCGGAACCCGTGAATCAGGCCGATGGAACATGCTGAACCATGCGACCAATGACCGAATTCAAGCCGAAATAGTCTTGATTAATTTTGACCGATTCAGAAAGAAATACGGGAAGAGGGGCGACCAATGACCCGACGCGACCAACTGCGCGATGGGCTGGCCTGTGCGGCCATCCTGATAACCGGCCTTTTAGCTTACGGGTTCCTCGTGTAGCCCAAATGGGTTACCCTTTCAAAACAACCAACCAACCACGGAGAATTAGAACATGACAAAAACAACGCAACCACCGGGGCCGTTTGCAGCGCCACCGGGATCAACCCCGGAAACCTATGCGGTGACGATCCGGGCCATCATCCCCAACGCCCACACCGATCCGTCTCTTTGGGATTTCGGCGCACTGTTGGAAACCATCGAAGAGAGCGCACACCTTCTGACCGACATTGTATCGGTTCGATTGGTGGCGGAATCCACCACCGAAGAACCCTCGCCCAGCTCGTTTGACCTGGCTGTCCAGGCGGCGACGGCAATGAAAACCATCAACGAATTGGAGTCGAAATGACTGAACGAACAATCATATCCATCACAGATTTGCCCGACTGGGCAACCGTAGACCTGAAAGGCAAAATCTACACGACACACAAGGGGCTGGTGAGTCTCGCCCACCAACACGGCATCCAAAGCATCATCACAGAGTTGATCGAGTTCGACTCAGCGCAAGGATCGGCCGTCATGATGGCGACCGCTACGGGCGACCGTGGAACGTACACCGGCATCGGTGACGCCAACCCCGGCAACGTCGGCGCCATGGTCGCCGTTCATGCAATCCGAATGGCGGAAACCCGAGCTGTCAACCGGGCGCTTCGTCTGTACCTTGGGATCGGGATCTGTTCCCACGATGAGCTTGGCCCTGACCGGCCCATGAAGGCGAAGGGCGCCAATGGTAGTGCGCCAAGACCAGCCCAGGCACACAGGGCAGCACAGGGGCCGACAGACGGCCCACCGTGTCCGAAGTGTGGCGGCGACATGTGGGACAATCGAGAGGATGACGGAAAGGCGATCTATCGGTGCAAGTCGAATGATTGCGTCAATGACAAGGGATACAAAACGGCCATCTGGAGAAACGATCCGGTGTGGGGCATTGACCCACCGGGATCAAAGGTACGCGAGGCCATCGCTGGCGAGGCCCCGGAACAGGCCGCCGAACCCGCGCCAAAGTCGGACGACGACAACGCGTATATCGTCCCGCTGGACGAGTTGCCCTTCTGATTCCCGTCGCCACCGGGGGCCGTGTGCATTTCACAAACGCGGTCCTTGGTGGTGTTAGGGGCGATTCGGTGTTTTGTTTTCGTTTTCGGTCATTTTGTTGGGGTTTCGACTTTGCAATGTATCCAAATCGGAGTACTCTTCAGAGAGTGAAAGGGAGAAAACAACATAACCAGCCAACGGGGAACACAATGTTCAAAATCAACCTCACCGAATCAACCACCGACCACAAAGGAAACCTCTTCAACGGCTTCGCCAATATCGACGGCGCCGTCCTCACCTTCGAATCGTTCAAGGCGGCCCTCGAATTCATGGTCAAACACTCAGAATTCTTCGGCGAATTCACCGCTGAAATCGTACCCGCATAATCACCACCGGGGCCGCAAGGCCCCACCAACCAACCACCGGAGAGAACATGATCAACGCTATCGAAACAACACCGACAACACCGCAAACCTTCGCAGATGCAATCGGCCTCGTGCTCGCAGCAAACAATAACAGCCTCGATGCGGTTGAATTGATCGAGGCGCTGGGCCTTGAATGTGCAGACCATCGGGCCGATCTCGTTGCGTCGTGCAATGAAGCCGTGGCCATGCTGATTGATTGCGGCGTGATTCGATACACACAAGGCACCTATTCAATGAGCATGGAATAAGCCCAACCAACCAACCACCGGAGAGAACATGATCGACACCTTCAAAGACCTATCCCCATCCGACCTGTTGAGGGTTGTATACGACATCCTTTCACGCGAATACACGGTTTACGGTGCGACAAGGTACACAACCGACCGACTGATTCGGGAATTCTTTTCGTGCGGCAGCGAGGAAAACTATGACCCGGATGTGTGTGTGACCATCCTACTCAAAGGGCTGGAGTCAGCCATCCAAAAGGCAGAACTCAAAATCCTGGAGTCAGCCAACCAACCAACGGAGAGAACATGACAAGACGAAAACCAGCAACGCCCGTAAAGGCAATAACCATGCGGATTCCATTCGGAATCAACGCGATACTTCAAAAGGTCTCCGTCATACAATCCCGATCGATATCAGGACAGGTCAGCCACTATGTCAAAAAGGGATTGATCGCGGACGGATACCTCAACGAAAACCAACCAACGGAGAGAACATGACCAAACAAGCCATGATCGCCCAGCTTGAAACGCTGTTAGCGGTGGTTCAAAAGATGCCCGATGGCGTCCAGATGTGCAGCGTAACGGCCGATGAGGGCGGGCCAAATATCCACGTATACCGAATGGATGACTGGATTTCGATGGACCAACAAACCACGGTTTCAACGCCGTATTTCATAGACGAAAAACACAAAAACGATTTTTATCGCGACACATTCGAGGGCGTTTCAACCGTCCTTTGCATGGGGGCAAAATGACACAATCAACCTATGAATTAATTGAAACCGCCAACGACCTAATTGATCGCCTGTGGGGGCTGGAGGGCGTTGTTGACGATGAAACCGACGCAGCGGTTGACCAATGGTTGGAGGATTGCCCCGATAAATTGGGAGCCATCGCAGCGGCCAAACGTCGAATCAAGGATGACGTTGCAAGCCTGAAAGCCGAAGAGGATCGGATCAAAGACCGTCGCAAAACGTTGGAGAAGTCGATTGTTCGAGTGTCCCAATTGGCGCTGGGATTGCTTCAGGCCCACCAGGAATTGACCGGTGAAACCAAGATCAAACGACCGGATCTGACCGCGTGGATTGCGACAACAAAGAGCGTCGAGGTCATTAACGAGGCCGATATCCCATCGGCGTTTTTGGTTACGACGACCCGACCCGACAAAACCGCCATCGGCAAAACGCTGAAGGGTGGCGAAGATGTGCCCGGTTGCGAGTTGGTCGAAAAGACCGGGGCGAGGTTCAGATGACCGCAACCATGAAATTGGGCCAGTGGATGGCCGCCAACCGTTGGAGTAGTCGCGCACTGTCCGAGGCGTGGGAGATACCAGAGGTGACCCTGAAAAGTTGGGTTCACGGACGGAGAACACCGCGCCCGAAAATGCAAGAACGGATCGATCAACTGACCGGGGGATGTGTGACATCTGCCGATTGGGTGAGCCAATGAATTATGATCAATTTCTCGATTCAAAGACTACATATTTTGATGGGCAAAAATGCCCAAATGCCGGATCGATTGCGCCTCATTTGTTCGACTTCCAGAAAGCCATTGTGAAATGGGCTCTTTCAAGAGGTCGCGCCGCAATCTTCGCCGATACCGGATTAGGCAAAACAGTGATGATGGTTGAATGGGCGAGGCATGTTTCGATCGCTGGCCGTGTTTTAATGCTCGCCCCGTTGGCGGTGGCGGAACAGACCGTCAAAGAGGCGGATCGGTTTGGTGTTGAAATTCAATACATGCGCAAGGATGATTTGAATACGCAAATTGTCATCACAAATTATGACATGATGCATCATTTCGATCCTGATCAGTTTGTGGCAATCGTCCTTGATGAGAGTTCCATTCTCAAAAGCTACACAGGCGCATTTCGGAATGAAATCATAAGAAGGTTTGCGGCGACTCCATGGAAATTGGCATGCACAGCAACGCCAGCGCCCAATGACTTCACCGAATTAGGCAACCACTCTGAATTTCTCGGCGTCAAAAGCAGAACTGAAATGCTCGCAGAATTCTTTGTCCATGATGGCGGTGAAACGCAGAAATGGAGACTGAAAAAGCACGCGATCGATATCTTTTGGCGATGGGTCTGTTCTTGGGGCGCGTTGTTCAAAAAGCCATCCGATCTGGGGTTTTCGGATGATCGATATATATTGCCTCCACTGGTATACAAAGACCATCTGATCCGGGTTTCTAACAGTGAGGCCCATCAGGCCGGGCTGTTGTTTGCAGAATCGGCAACGACACTGAATGACCAGCGAGCGGTTCGGCGTTCAACAATCGATCAGAGGGTCGCAAAAATTGCCGAGATAATCGACCATGATCGGCCGGTGCTGATTTGGTGCGAGCTAAACCGGGAATCGGAAATGCTGGCCAATGCAATAGATGATGCCCGTGAAGTCAAAGGCGCTGATTCACCCGATAAGAAAAAGGCCAATTTACTGGGATTCTCAGCCGGTGAATTTCGGGTGATGGTGTCGAAACCAAAAATAGCTGGATTCGGCATGAATTGGCAGCATTGCTGTGATGTTGTTTTTGTGGGTCCATCTCATTCATTTGAACAGACATACCAGGCTATTCGACGCTGTTGGCGGTTTGGACAGACCAATGAAGTCGTGGTGCATACCATTATGGCGGAAACCGAGCAGGGCATCGTTGAGAACGCCCGACGAAAGACGAAAGATGCAGATTTGATGTCCACGCGAATGGTCAATGCAATGCAGGCCATTTTACGGGCGAACGTCAGATCAGCAAAGCGTGAGACAAATCAATATCAACCAACCACCACCATGGAGCTTCCATCATGGATTCAATAAACCAATCAATCGGCCTACATCACGCCCTTTATCATGGGGATTGCGTCGAAATTATGAAAGGCATACCGGCAGAATCGGTAGACTATTCGATCTTCTCGCCGCCATTCGCAAGCCTATATACCTATTCCGCCAGCGATCGAGACATGGGCAATTGCAAGAACCATGATGATTTCTTCGCTCACTTCTCTTTTTTGGTCGATGAATTGTATCGTGTGATGAAGCCTGGACGGCTAATCAGTTTCCATTGCATGTTGCTACCCACGAGCAAATCACGTGATGGCAAAATCGGATTGACCGACTTTCGCGGGCGGATGATTCAGGTCTTTACCGATCGGGGTTTCATTCACCATTCTGAAGTTGTGATCTGGAAAGACCCGGTAATTGCAATGCAGAGAACCAAGGCTCTCGGATTGCTCTATAAGCAATTGCGCAAAAACAGCGCAATGAGCCGCCAAGGCATCCCCGACTATCTGATCACTGTTCGGAAACCTGGAGAGAATCCAGAACCCGTCACGCATACCCATGAATCATTCCCGGTTGACCTGTGGCAAAAATACGCTTCGCCAGTTTGGATGGACATAAAGCCCAACGACACGCTGCAATATCGAAGCGCCCGTGCCAACGAGGATGAACGGCATATCTGCCCGCTACAATTGGATGTGATCCGCCGTGGAATTCGTTTATGGACAAATCCAAATGATGTGGTTTTGAGTCCATTTGCTGGAATCGGATCAGAGGGCCATGTTGCGATCGATATGGGCCGCCGGTTCATCGGAATTGAACTGAAAGATACGTACTATGCACAGGCCGCCTTGAATCTTGCCGCAATCGAACGGCCAGATCCGCAAGTGAGCATGTTCTGTGGTGAAAAATGAAGATAACCGGCACAATCACCATCCCAGGCGAGCCCGTTGCGAAGGGCCGCCCCCGTGTCTATCGCGTCGGAAAACACACCAGGGCGGTCACCCCACCTAAGACCGTGGCCTATGAGTCGATGGTCGCTCTGGTCGCTTCGGAGGCGTGGGAGGGCGAGCCCATCGCCGCCGATGTTCCGGTTTCGGTCGTCATTGATGCCTATTTCAAACGACCAAAGCGATTGCAGCGGGCCAAAGACCCCACCGGGGCCATCCCCCACACCAAACGCCCGGACGGCGATAACGTCGCTAAAGCAGTTCTGGATGGTCTCGACAAGGCGGGCATATGGCATGATGACAGCCAAGTGACCAACCTGACAATCCGCAAATGGTATTGCGCCATGGTCCATCGAACCGAGCCAAGAACCGTGATTCGAATTGAGGTGGAGCCATGTGGATAACTGACGGATCAATGTGCGATACAATCTTGGCTCAGGTTTTGACCGAGCCGGGCGAGTTGACCGCCAAGGCCATCGCGGCGGATTTGATGTTGGACCCGAAACCGATCGTTAAGGCCGCTGTGCGTTTGCTGGATAGGGGGATGGTCACATCGACCGCCTGGAGTAGTGGCAGACTGACAGCGACGGGCCTGGGGCGCGTGGCGTTTGAAAACAAGAAGGTGAGACGATGAGAGACAGACTCGAAAACATCGAAGGGCGCCTGGCGTTGGGGATGGAGATTACACCGCCAAACGTGGATTGGTTGGTGGGTCAGGTTCACCGTCTCGCCGAGCGGATACGGGCGTTGGAGAGCGAGATAGCCAACCAAGATCAGTGCATTAAAGAGGCCCGAATCCATGTGTACCGACAACAGCACGGCAAACACGATCAGGATCGGGCCGATGCCCTGGCGTGGTTGGGTCGGTACGGTTCAACCAACGACCGCAAAATGCACAACCTGAACCGGGCGCCATGGGTGAGCAGATGACCGCCCGACAAGACTTGACCCACAAAGAGCGGGCCGACATCCAAAACCTGTTGGTCGATATGGCTGCACTGACAACCCACCCGGCCGACTTTCGGACGATGCGGGCGCTGGTAGAGTGGACGTGCGCGCTCGCCATCAACACCGAGATCGCTAATTTGCTGGCCTTTGCCGTCGATGTCGACCCATTATGGTTCAATAGACAGATCGCGGCGGCGATGAAACATCAACACGCGGGCGACCCTTTGCCGGGGCTGCGCGTGGTAAAATGACCAACCAATCGCAATGAGTATGAAATTACTCTATGCGTACAAAAATACGCAGGAACCAACCAACCAACCAACCAACCACCGGAAACACCCCATGCCCATCCTGCCCGACACAATCGGCGTCTCTTTCTTCGCGTCCGTCAAGGACAACCAACCGATCGAACGGCCCGATCTGCCTATTGATAACCTCACACGAGGTCTTCAGGTTTTCCGTAAGAGATTGCGCAAGTCGGATGTCCCGTGCTGGTCGCCGACGATCTACAAACCCGGCACGACCCGAGGGAAACAGAACGTCGAATGGCTGACCGCTTTGGTGTTGGATTATGACGACGGCACGACCATGGAGGCGGCAACCGAGGCGTGGTCCATGTGGCATCACATCGGGCACACTTCATGGAGCCACACACCGGAACACCACCGGTTTCGGATTATCTTGCCATTGCGCGAACCCGTGCCGGCTGACCTGTGGGATCTGGCGTGGGAGGGTGGGATCGAGGTCTGGAGAGAGAGCACGCCCGGCACCGATGGCGGGCCGGATACCAAATGCAAAGACGCAAGCCGGATCTATTATCTGCCCGCCCAGCAAGGGGATCGAGAGATGGCAGCGTGGGTCACCGAAACCCGAAACCCGTTGAACATCACACCGCGACCGGTTGGACATCCATGGTGGGACCGATTGCGAGCGCGGTTGAACCCGCCGATACCGGAACGACCAAAGCCGGTGCTGATTTGCCACACCGACATTCAAAGAGAGATCAGGGATCAACTTGCGCAATGTCCAGGGATGCGCGAGCGATGGGCCGATCAGATTGGCGGCACGATTTCAGCGGGGACCGTGAAGTGGATAGCGTGCCCGAAATGCGCGCGAAGGTCGGTGTGGTACGTCATCGCCCCGGCAACCAAACGATCGGCATCATGCAACCATGAGAATTCGTGCGGCTGGTTTGGTCCTTTATGGGACTTGACGGGCTAACATAAGAAACCCCCTTCGCCGGTAGAACGAAGGGGGCATCACTTGGCTTGCGCCAAATAGTCCAACCAACCACGGTGGAACATGAAAGACAATAACACAGACACGCCAAAGCAACCATCCATAGACACGCCCACCGCTATCAGGCTGCTACAAGCGGGTGGGGTAACGGTCGACCCGGCCACCATACCGGACGCCGATGTGTTGGCCTTGTGTCGGACCAGATTTTCGCGTGACGGCGCCATCATACCGACAAAGACGTTTCGTAATTTGTGCCTGATTCTGGACAACGATCACCGATGGCGCGGGCGTATTCGGTTCAATGAATTGTTGGGTCAACCGGTCATTGACGGCGAACCGGCGCGGGATGTTGATGACCTCAAGATCGCCACCTTTGTAGAGCGGATCTATCTGTCGCAATTCGAACCGGGCAAGATCGCCAACGCCGTGCGGTTCGTTAGCGATCTTCATTCGTTTCACCCAGTGTGCGACTATCTGGATGGGTTGCGGTGGGACAAAAAGCCCCGACTCAATCGGCTGTTGGCGTCGTATTTCGGCGCGGAAGGGTCGATGTTGAACCAGGTTATTGGTCGGAAGTTCGCCATATCCATGGTGGCCAGGGCCAGAAAACCCGGCGCGAAATGTGACAACATGCTCATATTGGCAGGCGATCAGGGCATCCGGAAAAGTTCCGGCCTGCGTGCGTTGTGCCACGATCCCGATTGGTACAGCGACACGCTATTAGACGTAAAATCGAAAGATGCGTACCAAATGATCCGGGGTACGTGGCTCTATGAACAGGCCGAAATGGACAGCCTACGCCGTGCAGAAGTGTCGGCGTGGAAGGCATTTGCATCGGCGCAATTCGATCGTTATCGCAGTTCATACGGCCGCCATGTAGAGGTCCACCCCAGAACAGGCGTATTTTGTGGCAGTTGCAACGAAACCGAATTCCTGACCGACACCACAGGGTCAAGGAGGTTTTGGGTTGCAAGGTGTTCGCGTGTGAATCTGGAAGCGATCGAGATGGACCGGGATCAGATATGGGCCGAAGCATCGGAGGCGTATACCAACGGCGAGACATGGTGGTTGGACGGCGACGGTGAAAAAGAATTGAACCAATCCAACGCGGTCCACCAAGTCGATGACCCTTGGGTGGACATCATAGAGGCGTGGCTTGATAGTCAAGTTGGACCGGTTCGATTGGAGAACGTGATGCGCGGAGCGTTGCACATCGACACCGACAAAATGAAGCACGCCGATCAGTGGAGAGTGGGGCGGGCGCTGCGTCAATTGGGGCTGGTGAAGAAACAGGCGATGCAAGACGGGCGCCGGACAATGGTGTGGACCCGGTAGTGGGTAGAGGTTGCAACCCCATAGGTTGCACGCGATAACCCAGGTTAGACCGTGCGTTTTGGCAATCGACTACCCCTGCAAGCCTAAAACGGCGATTCTATACATATAATTATCATGTAATTAAGTATATACCCCCTATTATAGGGTTGCATAGGTAGCAGGGGGATATATAGGGGCTTGAACCTGGATTATCGGTGCCACCCCTTGACGGGCCAATAGGTAGATGTGGGGTTGCATAGGTAGCAGTGCGGGTTTTGTGGGTTTGCTGTTGGTGTGGGCCAATGGTAGTGTGAGGCCTGTGGAAACTTTCCATTTCCACCCACTTTTTGATACCGTGAGGGCCGTTTTGGCAGACCGTGAGACAGTGATGGAGCGTCGCGCAGACGTGGAGCAAGTGCTATTGGCGGGCGAATGGACGTTGCGAATACAAGGTGCGTTGGCTCGCAAGTATGGCGTCACCGCCCGCATGATACGCCATGATGCGCAATGGATTCGGGACCAGTGGACGAAAGACAACAGCACGCAAGACGACAAGGATCACCGGGCGAGGCTGTTGGCTGAGTCACGAGCACTGCGAGCACAGGCCCGAAGAGACGGCCAGTTGATGGTAGCGGCTCGACTGTTGGGCCTGGAGTCTCGTCTAACGGGCGCTGACCAGCCCTTGCGTGTAGAGGTCACCCACAGAGCCACCCACCTGTCACCGGTCCAACAGGCCCAGCTTATCGTCGAACACTACGATGCCGCCAAGGCATTGATTGACGCGGCGGCACCTGGGGCCATCGCCGCCATCGAGGCCGACTTCAAAGAGGTAGCAAATGCAGAATGAACCAGCCGCACAATGGATAGCAATCGACAAGCTAATGCCATGGGCAGACAATCCCCGTATCAATGACCACGCCGTCGATGACGTCGCAAAGTCAATCCAGCGGTTCGGGTTCGCCTCACCCATCATTGCTCGAACCGAAAACAACGAGGTCATCGCCGGGCATACCCGATTAAAGGCAGCGATCAAGTTGGGGCTTGATAAGGTGCCGGTCCGTTTCATGGACCTGGACCCTGCCGATGCCCGCATGTTGGCGTTGGCGGATAACCGCGTGGCAGAGCTGGCCGACTGGGACGACGACGCCCTTGCGACTATCTTGCGCGAGTTAGACGCCGATGGCCTCGACCTGGATGGCCTGGGCTGGTCCGACGATGACCTTGCCGATCTGTTGGCTCCCGATCCGCCTGAACCGGACGGCACCGAGGACGATGCACCAGAGGTCCAAGAAGAGGTACACAGTCAGCCGGGCGCGGTTTATGAGTTGGGGCCTCACCGTTTGGTGTGCGGTGACTGTCGCGATCCTGATGTGATGGCGGCCCTGATGGGCGGTGAGCAGATCGGCATCGGGTTTACATCGCCACCCTACGCGAGCCAGAGGGTGTACGACGAGAGCAGCGGGTTCAAGCCGATCAAGCCCGACGCCTATGTGGAGTGGTTCGATGCAGTATAGGCCAACGTCAGTGCTCACCTGGCCGAAGATGGTTCGTGGTTCGTCAACATCAAGGAGCACTGCGACGATGGGCAGCGCTCGCTATATGTCAAGGATCTAACCATCGCGCATGTTCGGGCGTGGGGTTGGCGCTTCGTCGATGAGTTTTGTTGGGAACGGATCGGGATGCCAGGCCGATATTATGGACGATTCAAGAACGCATGGGAGCCGATCGCCCACTATACTCTCACCGATGGATTCAAATTCAACGCCGAAGCCGTTGGGGTCGAATCGGACAGCATCCCAGTTTATAGCCTGGAAAACCACCTCAACCCAGTGGGCAGCTTGACCGGTGTGCCAGCTACCCGAGAGCAAGCACGAAGCAGGAGCAAGGACCGGGCGATGCGGTCGGGCCTGGCGCTACCGAGCAATAGGCTACCACCATATAGCACAACGGGCACCCCGCACTCGGCGGCGTTTCCGGTGGGGTTGCCTGTGTTCTTCGTGAAGGCATACACGGACCCCGACTGTATCGTGTTCGACCCCTTCATGGGCGGCGGCACAACGCTAATCGCAGCAGCACAGGAGGGCCGGAGGGGCTACGGGTGCGAGATCAGCCCAGGCTATTGCGATGTCATCCGGCGCCGTTGGACCACGTGGGCCAAGACCCACGACCAAGAACCAGGACCGGGCGCCCTGGAATGATCACACCTGGGGCCAATGCCGCCGCCGTGTTCCCGTCTCTGCTGGGGCTTGACCCGTTGGAGAGCGCTACTCTATGGCACAGACCAAAGCCACGCACAAGCCAACGCCGTGCCGTGCAAGACCTGGGATCGTTGGTCACCTTGATCTTGGGCGGCAACCGTTCGGGCAAGTCGGAAGCATTGGCCCAACTGGAAGTGGCCACGGCATTGGGTCGCAAGAACAGATCGGCGCGGATCTGGTGCCACATGAACACCGTGCCCCTTGAATACCTGCCAAACCGACCGGGCCGGGTGTGGGCGGTGGCGTTGGATTCTGGCGACTCTCGCGAGTATGTCCGACCCAAGGTGGCCAAGTATCTGCCGCAAGGTTGCGAGTGGCGAAACAGAGAGGGCACAGGGCGTGCCGAGGTGCGGCTACCGGGCGGCGGTCGTATTCTCTTTCCCAGTTGTTCAGAAGGGCGGGATGGCTTTCAGGGCGCCTATGCTGACCTGATCGGATTCGATGAGGAACCGCCCCCCAATGCAGGCGAAGCCGTCGTCAACGAAAGCATGATGAGGTTAGTGGATACCAACGGCCGTATGGTCTTCGCAATGACGCCCCTGCGCGGCATGTCGTGGATGTATGATCGATTCGTTGTCGACACACCGGACAATTGCCGCGTGCATTGGATACACGGACCAGACAACCCGCACCTGCCACCGGGCGGCCTGGAACGGATGCTGTCACAGTTCGGGCCACACGAGCGGGCAGCACGGGAGAGGGGCGAGTTCACGGCGATGGAGGGCCGGGTGTATCCTGAGTTTCGGCGCGACCTTCATGTGGTGAAATCCTTTCACCCGCCCGACGACTGGGAACGGGTCGCCGCCATCGACTTCGGAACCCGCAACCCCACCGCCATTCTGTTGGGAGCGGTCGACCCTGCCGACGATACGTTGCACATCATTCAAGAACACTACCGATCCGAATGGACCCTTCGCCAACACGCTGCCGAATACAGGCGAATGATAGCGGGCCACCCACCGCCGACGTGGTTTGTCGCCGACCCTGCCGATCGTGGTGCCCGCCTCAGTCTCGCGCGCGAACACGACATCCAGACCATCGCCGCAAAGAAGCGGGCCGGGTCTGTGCGGTCAGGCATCAATGC